TCCCTAGCTTTTGGGGGGGGGGGGGGGGGCCGTCGGTGCACTGATCGGGCCGACTGCTGAGCAGGCAGTGGATGTGCTGCAGATGTTGGGCGGGCGCAAACAAGTGGGCAGCACAGTCGTTGACGCACTGCCAGCGAACACTCTGATCAAAGGTTGGACCGGCGCTGGCGACCCGAAAGAGGACCCGATGTTTACGGGCTAAATGATTACATACACTTCTGTGAAACTCCTACTAGGAATAACTACTACCCTATTACACTATATACCCTAACTATAATTTAAAAAGTGTAATCAGTAATATATGTAATAAGTAGAGTTAGAGGTTCTGGATCGGCACTTTTGATTACGCAAATTACACCCAATTTTGTAAGTATTCAGTAAGAATGTCGACCTCGCCGATGAAGCCGTGTTTTCACTGGAAACACGTATATCTCGGGGCTATTCGCAGTGACGGTTTAGTGGTCACTCTTCGTCATCGTCTGGTACAAAATAAGTCATGTCGATGACTTCACGAGCTGGTGGTTCGCCGATGGGCCAACGCTCTTCTGCTCTGAGTTCCATCGCCGATGAATACTCATCCTCACCAATTTGAACGGGGTAGAAACCCCACTTCATTCCAGCCGGTGGTTTGTGTTGACGTGCGAAGGCTTGCGCCTCATTGTGGTCGTCGAACACATAGCTCGGCTTGAGTGTCATAGTGGGCCTCCCGATTAAAGGAGGCCGATCTTACTCCGGATTAAATCTCCTGTGGTGATCGATCTTCGGTGGCTGGCGATTTTTAATACGCTTGAGCAAGTAGTACAGCAATACTGTGGTCGACAACGTCCTGTACACCGCCACCACAACTCTCGACGTTGTGAATAACGGGTTGAAGTTCATACAGCATGTTCGTTCAGCCATTCAATGAGTGGCCCCTTTGCTGTGGGTATGTCAACCGTTTGAGTCTCTGGCTTGTGGCCACCACGCTTGAGCTCTGCCCGTGTCTTGCTGGCCTCAGTCTGGCTGGCTTGAAACGAACTGACGGGCTGAGCCTCTTTGTTGAGGTGGGTTGTTTTATAGATGCGCATGGTTTTCTTTCTGGGGTCGGATCTAAAATCTATGCCAAACCTGACCCGCATTGAAGGGTAGGCATAGTCGTGAGGGAATTGGCGTGTATACTGGCGCAGCGGGTTATGTCCGTGGCCTTGACATGGTGGGGGTCGTTGGTTCGAGTCCAATCGCGCCTACCAGAATACCCTTGCAGTTCAATGAGTTGCAGGGGTTTTTTGTTTACTCGGTCATCTATGGTCTCCTTTGAATGCACGTTAGAAAGCCTACGATCAGGGCTGTTTAGCATACTATGTCGGCATAGTTTCTAAGGTCTAACAGGCCCAATGTTATTCACAAACTTTGCCGTATGACTCGGCGCGTGGTGTGTGTAGTTGTCTAGCATGCGCGGGTCTTCCCATCCACCCAGACGTTGAATGATTTCACGAGGTGTCCCAGCTTGGAAGTGCCACGTAGCGAAGGTGTGACGGAAGCCGTGCCAAGTGAAACCGGCATACCCCACATGATCCTTGTCTTTTTCCATTCGGCCAATGCCAGCTCTAATGCACGCCGATTGGAAAGCCGTCTTGATTTCCTTGACCGGCTTGCCCCGGAACGTAAAGACGAACTCATCGTGCTGCCCTTGTACAGTTTTGAGTACATTGAGTGCCTCTATTGATAGTGGTACGCCGATAGCTTTCTTCGCCTTCATCTGCCCGGCCTCAACCCAGACGATCTTGCGCTCGAGGTCTACGCGGCTCCAGGTCAAGCCAAGTACGTTGGCCTGGCGCATGCCCGTGTACAGGGCGAATGTCGCCATGGGCAGCATGTGGGGCCTCAGTTCCTTGCGCAGCCTGTCCCACTGCTCGTGGGTGAGCCATTCACGCGTGTTTACAGCCTTACTTTTCCTGCGCATGAGCTGGATACTTACTCCAGCCATTTTGAGGATGGCTGAAATGCGCGTACGGTAGCGGGTGTAGGTTCCGCTGGTGCTGCAGAACTTGGCCAGCGCCTCATCCACAGCTTGAGGTGTGATGTCTACCAGCAGCCGGTCGTGGAAGTAACTGCCAAACTTGGCCAGACTCTGCAGATCAGACTCTGAGCGTGTTTCAGCCTTGGCCCACTTCAGCACAGCGTTGCCCCAGGTCTTACCCTTCAGAACCTCTGGCTGCTTCCAGAGCTCCGCCTTGAGCTCATCTTCGAAGCGCTGCGCTGCTGTTGGATCAGTGTGACCAGTTGATCGACGTATGGGCTTGCCACGGAACGAGAACCGCGTGCTCCAGATGCTGGAGCCGGTTTGTTTATAGAGGGACATGCGTACTGCTCCCGAAGGAAAGCAACCAGATCAGATTCAATGAAGGTCCACGAGCGGCCTAACTTGGCAGCCGGAATGGCACCACCGGCAGCCTTAGCGGCCAGGGTGTTCTTGTGGACGCGCAACATCAGTGCCGCCTCCACCAGAGTAAGGATGCGCTCAGTCATACAAACGAGAGCGGGCCGACTACAGCGGACTCACGAGTCCTAAATTTCAGTAGGGTTTTATGGGTTGGGTTCATGTGAGCAAAGAGCCGAGCCATACTAGATGTCCACGCCTCATTGATTTTGAACTCCCCTCCAGCATCAGCGAGCATCGTGTAATGCCGCATGTATTCAATGATGGTATGAGCTGAGTAAAGTAAGCGCCCTTTACCTGCTACTACCAACGCCTCACGTTCGAACTCGCGTTGCAGGGCTACGTTGTCCCACAACCAATCATCAAACCCCTCACGAAATTGTTCCGGGAACCGATAGATGATTGGGTAGGCTTTACGAATAAACTGCAGGTCTGTCATAGATCCCCCTTGTCTCTGAAGCCAAGGAACACCGGGTGGCGCGGGGCAATCTTCACCCCTACTGGAAAGAACTTGTACTTGGCGAGCTTGCCGAGGTATTCGTCTTGTCGTTGCCAGAAGGTCCCTCGTTGCAGAGCTGTAAGTCCAGTTCCAACTGAGAACTCGATTCCGGTGTGGATGTCTCTGACAAGAAACGCCCCTAGTGTTCCCTTGCCACTGAGGCCAGCCTTCGCTGTACTGCGTTTCGTGCGGCCAAGTTCGTTAGTCTCTGCACAGTTTCCATTAAACATCTCCTCTTCAAAACCGATGATTTCTGCTTCGGAATCCTCAAAGCGTTTCACCTTGAGTAAGTACCCCTCGTTGACGGTGCTACGGCCGTGTTTGTAAGGCGCGTCTGGAGCCCGCAGGATGATGCCCTCGTAGCCTTTTGCTACCTTCTCAGCCTCGTACTCCAGCATGTCATCTTCACAGACGATGTGGGCTTGTTCGAGGACACAGATGGGTATCTGGTTAGACCCGTCGTAAGCCGGGTCGTTCAGTGCGTGCAAGCGAGAGTCGTAGGGGAGGGCAATATTATGTTTGTCGAAGACGTAATACCGTATGTCCTCCAGCCCCTTGTCGTGGGCCATGACTTGAGAGACTGTCTTGTTGTACACATCGGAAGCGGTTGGCGTACCAGAGATCAGTTCGCCATCAAGACCATTGAACTGCATGTCCGACAAGAAGGCATAAACCGCCTTATTCGGAATCGGTTTCAACGTCCTGCTCAGCGCCTTGCCGTCCACGATCGAGCAGCGGATGCCGTCGAGCTTGGGGCTGGCGTACACGGGGTACTTGATCTTGCTGAAGTCAGCTGCGACAGCGAGTGTTGGCTTGAACGACATTCAAACTCCTTGATGGCTGGCCTGAACCAGCCGTAATGCTTTGATACTCAGCGCATCGCCCATACGGGCCCGCGCCACAAGTTGTAGCCCAGCTAATTCGGCGCTGGGCATGCCCACTACCTGTACTCGCCATTTATTCGTTACAAGATCATAGACATGGCTAAGGCTCCAGCCTTGGGCTGCCGCTGCGTCTGCCTCTGGTTTTGTCAACAAATCGTAATTAGACATGAGATTACAGGTGGGGCAAAAGGGGCAGTAAATGCCCCTTGGTTTTTATTTTCCGGGCTTCTGCCTGATCTGGATCACCAGGTTCGGGAACTCCATCGTGATGAGGTTCCCTTCTTCAGTGATCAGCACAGCAGGACGGTCAGCCAGGATTTTTGGTGCATACTCAACGGCATCGAGGTACTTCGGTCCCTTGCGACCTTTCCATTCATACATTCAACGAGAACGTGAATTTGTTTCTTTGGGCGCTGGCAGTCTGACCACCACTCCTTTTCGCCAGAGGCCACCAAGGTAATCAGACACACGGTTCACCGTGGCTGCATGTTCCCGTATAGATGGCATGTCGAAAAGTTCTTGGCAGTCGAGTGGCCTGTCGGCCGCCCGTAAAGCAGTTTCTAGGGCTGGGAATAGCCCCGTTTCGGTGTTACGCATGATAGTGCTCCGCAATTCAAAGAGTAGTTCATTTTATTTAGAACATAAAGAGATGATGATATTAGCCAACTCATTACGCCTCCTGATGAGTTTTCGAAACTCGCCCGAAGTGTATGAGCAATCCCACGAGTCGTCAGCTAGATAAACACCACCTTCTTTGCACCCAATGATTACAGCCACACGTCTTCCTTCAGCATACCGATTGCGAAGCCAGTTTTTCTGAAGTTCAGACAGCTCGATCTTTACTTGTGTTTCAGATCGCGCAGGGACGGTGATGTATTTGTATTCGACCCAGAGGTCAGCAGCGTTGCCGCTGTACCATACGTCGGCGATACCGCCGTTGTACTGGTTGTGATTTTTCATGTGGTAGAGATCCACCGGAAGGTACCGGTGGACTCCAGCAATGAACGTATTTTCAGGAATCGCCATCGATTACAGTGACGACACCAGCATCAACCAGCGTCTGTAGCGCAGCAGCAATCTTGGGATCGACGGCTGACATTTTCTTGCCGACCAGATCCTTCATGGCTTTGTCGAACGCTGTCTGACATGTTGATTTATCCTGAGCTTGCTCAGTAATCAGCCGCTTCTCCACCAGCCGCGTATAACCGATGATGTCGGTCCAGCTGTCGATATAGTCAGCATCACCGTTGAGGATACGGCCGATCTTATGCGCCACCATCTCGAGACATTCACGCTGATCATTGTCGAGGGTCTCCCAGTTGTTGCCCATGCTCATGGCTTCTTTGATGCCCTGAGTAATGTCGGCATGGTCAGTAAATTCACCGTAGCGGGAGCCACGTTCTGCGAGGGTTTGGTCAATCGTCATTGGGTACCCTTCCAAGGTTGTGCATTTCATCGTAGACGTTCTGGGCATACATCACTGGATCAGGAACACCTGATGCCGTAGCTGCAATGACCAGAGCGAGGAAAAATTCATCGCTGCTCATACTTGAGCCTTTCTGTATAGTTTCTTGAATTGCCGTTTGCCCACAGCTTTCACCAGAGCTCGACGCTTGCGTCGGTTGTCGTCAGCTTGATGAAGTTTGAACGGCTTCATGACCGGAGGGATCACAGGTGTGTTCATGCTTTCACCATTGAGTGGGCTTTACCGGAGAAGAGGGCCTTGTGGATAGCCTGCAGGTTCACGACCTGACTATGCGCATCTGACAGGGCATTGTGCTTGACACCAGTAGCTGGAATACGAACTTGCTTAGCTCCCGGCAGATTCTTGTAGGTCCTGAAACATCGGCTATTCCAGAATTTCCACGGTACATCCAGCCCTACCTGTGTGAAGACATGGGCCAACATTGGCAGATCGAAGTCGGCACCGTTTGACCACACGTGGTATTCACCGGTACCGACCCACTCTACCAATTCCTCAAGAGCCGGGCGAAGCATCTGCTTGCCCTCATGGAACACACCCTGTGCCTCGGGACCCTGCTTCATCCACCAAATCAGGGTGTCTTCACTGATCCGTCGTTTCAGTTCCAGATTCGAGTCGATTGAGATACTGGCGTAAAAGCCGGTGTCGTCAATCTCACTTGAATCCAGATCAAAACGAACTGCGCCGATGCTCATAATGCAGGCGTCAGCAGTAGTTGCCAGAGTCTCTAAGTCAAACATGATGTGCTTCAATTTCTTCTCCTTGTTGTGAAGCTACCCGCCACCGGGTAGGTAGCGGGTGGGTTGATGATTAAGCGGCGACGGCTTCTTGAACAGGAGCCTTGACCTTCGGAGCAGCAGCCACGGGGGTGGCTTCGAGTGCAGCCATCATCCCAGTGAGCTTCTCTGTACCCTTGGCAGCAGCGGCCCTGGATTTGTCAGCCTTTGCCACGGCAGCGGCATACGCTTTCTGAGCAACCGTAATTGCCGCGTCAGACGCTTTACGCTTTGCCGCAGCGGCTTTTTCCGCCTCTTTGACTTCAGCATCAGCGCTTTTCTTGGCAGCAGCCAGAGCTTTCTCGGCTTCCTTCTGCGTAGCAGCAACGGCCTTGATGTCGTCGTTGTGTTTCTTGAGGGCGAGCTTCAAGTTAGCTGCTTGCAGCTTCTTTTCAGCGGGGGTAATCGTCTTAGGTGCTTTTGCCATGGTGTTTCTCCTGTAGGCGTTCAAGTAAAGATTGACTCTCAAGCCGGACTGCTTGGGATATCAGCTTGTCAGTAACCGACTGACGACGTCGAGAGGCGGACTCAAGATTGAGACACGCCATCACTTCCTCGATGGTCAGTTCGTCAGTGATGCGGTTGAGGCGTCGTATCGAAACCAACGCCTCGGCTACAAATAATTTACGGACTGCCATATTAGATATAAGTTAGATATTCGAACATCCCCCGAATGGGGGATTTAAGAATTTGTTAAGAAATCAACGACGGGCAGCAACCTTGCCGCCACGAGCTGGGGGAACCTTCACGAAACCCGACACGTCAGGCTCCTGATTCAACATAGCGCGGGCTTCTTCCTGACGGGCAAAGTGATCAGCCACGTTGGGGTTAGGCACTGGCTCTGTGAAGGTCAGCTTGGCATAGGTCTTGTTAGCATCGAAACCGACAGTGGTGATCACGCCAATCGGTGGCATCTGGAACACACGCGAGACCTGACCGACAAAGCCATCGAAGTCCTTGCAGGCAGTCGGGCTGGTAGCCAGGGTCCACAGTGGTGTGGACTCATCAGCATCAGGCGGCAGCACGGCCATATAGCGGCTGTTCTTGCAAGCCTTGCCAGTACCGGCAGAGCCGAACTGATTCATCGGGCATCCAGAGCAATCGGTCGACTGCACAACTGGTGAGTTCTTTGATGGAACCAGCTTGAGGGGGTTTGTGCCGATAGCGAAGCAGGCCGGGGGTGTGATGTTCTTAGGATCGAACGCATCTTCGAAGAATGTGTGTTTCGAGACGAAGTCTACGATCACCAGCTGCAACGGACCAGGAGTCTTAGTGCCGTCGGGCAACAGAAACTGTTTGTCCTGAGTAACCCGGATGGTGTTACCAGAGCCTGGAGCTGTACGGTTGCCCATATCAGCAGCCTGTGCCTGCAGCGCTTCCTTGATGGAGACGATGTTGGCGGATGCAGCCTTCTTAACGGCGACTGCGGTACCGGGGGTTTTTGGTTTGGTGACCATAGTGTCTTTCTTAGACGTTAGATTACAAGGAACGAACAGAGACGGTGCGTTTTGTGAATGGTTGCACACCCGGAACCACTTTTTTCAGGGCCCAGAGTTCACGTAACGCTGGGTCCGAAACACGTTTCTGGATCAGATGCCAGAACTTATTTTTAGCAATGTAGGGCCAGAGAGCTTCCCAGTCCTCGACATTGCCAACAGTAGATTCAGTGATTGACACTGAGGCTTTCCTGCCCTCAGCTTTACGAGTACCTTGAGAGTCAAGGAGGTATATCACAGTCCTCTCGAGACCGACGATGCCTTTCTCCTCATCACCCTTGATTTCAGCTTCGATGCGCTTGGACTCAGCATCAGCTTTGCGCTTATCTTCACGCAGCTGCCACAGCTTGTCACAGGCTTCGCCGAGAGTCATGGTGGGCGCAGGCTTCGCTGTGCGAGCGCGAGGATTTTCAAGAATTTCAGACATGGTTACTCCATAGACACGTATGTACCGTTTCGGATACGTGCTGATTTGCGGTTACGGTTGTTCTCCTGAACAGTTACGTTCCGGAGATTGCACCAACGGTTATCGTGAGGGATACCGTTGATGTGATCGACGATGTCCGGCTGTTCGCCGGACATCATTACCCACGCTGCTCGACCTGCACGAGCATGAGCTGTTCCATACGGAACATTCACGTATTCGCCCGGGTAGCGTGGGGAGTAGACATAGCCTGCAGGCACACGTTTGTTTGCCTTACGTCTTGTAAATAACCCTGTTTCAGGGTCATAGTTAAGAACGCGTTTCAGGATCTTTGGATCGAGGTATTTTCTGGGGCGCATAAATGTATTCTAATACAGAACACTTACGTCGTAGTTAGATATACGGTATAAACCTCCAATTATTTCGAATAGTTGATGTCGACTTTCCCGTCAGAGTTCAACGGGATCGACCCACACCAGTCAGGCGGGGTCTTCATCCAGTTAGTCATGAACTGAAAGCACTTTTGAGCTTCTATTATTTTTATAACACAACAGAATTCATCATGTGTAGTCATGACCACCCGGTACTTGCGGCTGACTTGCAGCATCTGCCACATGACGATGATCCGGGCCAGGGCCTGAACGATGTTTTCATTCAGCAGGCCGGAATAAATCTTCTTGCGCATATCGCCGCTCTGGTACGTCCACTCATCCCAGCCCTTGTCTCCTGTCTGCTTCTTCAGATCAGGATATTTCAGGGCCATGCCGTTGGGCAGCCAGATGGTGTTCGCTTCCCAGCTGATCGGGCCGTGAGCGCCTGTGCGCCCAGCAGCCATGTCTTCGATGATGCGCTCACATTTCTTCCAGCCCATGACTATCTTTGAGTTCTTGAGCCGGTAGGTGTTCACGATCATCTTGCACTTCTCGTCGGAGAAATGCACAGGGGGTCCACCGAGGGCGCCTTTTGCCAGCGTGAGCTGGAACTTCGGGGCACCCATCTGGTAGCCTAAACCTAAAACGCATACCTTTCCAACGAAGCGTTCCAGTTCATCATTGGTAGTTATTTCTCTACCATACACAGCGTCGGCGAAGCGGCAGTACGCATCACGATGGTCTCCAGTAGCCACGCCCATGGTCTTCTTGTTCCATGAGTCAGCAGCTCTGAAAGCCTCGAGCAGATCATCCTGACCCCAGAGCCAGGCGTTCACACGAGCCTCGATTTGACCGGAGTCAACGACGGCAATCATGTGGCCTTTGGGTGCCAGAATCGACAGCCGCAGTTCACCACCGCGCTGCAGATTCTGCATGTTCATCTTGTTCTGACCACCAAGACGTCCGGTGTGTGCTCGGTAATATGCATACCCGACGGGGAGCGGCATGCCGTTTTTACCTGCTTCAAGAAAGCGTTTTGCACGCGTGATATTCGTTGTTGATTTGACAGCAATTCGAACATCAATAAGGCTCTGAAGTCTGGCCTGCTTAGCCGCCATCTTCTGTACGTCGTTCGTGTCATTCAGGTTGAACCCCCAGTCAGTGACTTTATTGGGTATCTCTAGAAACTCAATATCGTCTTTGGCAAACGCGTAGCTGTACTTCTTGTTCAGCCCCTCCGGGCTCTCACGGTCATCCTTGTTCAGCTTCATCCACGCAGGGCTGATCTTTGTAGGCGGCTTGATGCCCTCAACCCTCAGTAGTCCGGCAAACTTCTCGCTGCTGCCGATCACACGTTTGATGATCAGCATGTCGCGCTCCTCACCTTCGAGGTCGCGCTCAGCCTGTGTCTTCAGCAGCTCCTTGTAGACCACTGGGTCATACTTGTCCCCACCGACGTCATAGTCAGCTGGATCTACAGCAGCGTATAGCTTGGCTTTACGCTCGGCGAGCTCGCGCTCCAGTTCTTTCTCGACCCGAGGTATGTCGACCCTCAGCACCGGGTCTGTGAACATTCGGGTGATGAGGTTGATGAGGTCCATCTCGTCGGCCGGCATCTTCGGCAGCATCGCCTTGAAGACGCGCAGCATCTCGTCAACGTCGTTGGCGCAGTAGATGGCCGCTTCGTTGTATAGCTCTTTGTTCCAGACGAGCACGCCCTTTGTCTTCTCCAGCGTACCCTCTAGTTTCCCGCCGCCACCATAGTAGCGAGATACCTCATCGAGGCCGCCACCAATATCATTGCTGTGAAGGCCCCTGGCCATCGAAAGGGAATCGTACATATACGAAGGACGAACATCGTAGTGATGAGACAGAATAAAGCCATCAAACTGAGTGTGGTGGCAAAGACAGCTGTGAGTACGCCAATTAATCTTAGCAAGCTCAGATCTAATTTTTGCACCAGGTATAACTCGAGTTTTTCCATTTCCTACCTTAATGCCCATCATCTGGGCTTTGAATCTTGGATCTCTGATGTACTCACTGGTAGACAACTTTTTCAGCGTGTAGTCCGTGTCGTAATACGTCTCGAAGTCGATCGCCACCAGCCTGTCCCAGTCAGGTGTGTGCTGCGGAATATCTGGCTTACAGAACTGCGACTCACCGATGCTCTGCTCGAGTTTGTCGATCAGGTTTTTCCACTTACTCATGCAGGCTCCAATTCTTTCTTCTTACGCTTCGGTGCTGGCGCAGGAGTCAGTGTCTCGAACAACGAAAGCAGGTTCGTCATCCGGCCATCTTTCTTAGTCATCATGGCGTAGACCTTCTCGTCAATCGTGCCCTTGGCAACCACGATGATCGTCTCAGTCTTTTGAGTCTGACCAAGCCGGTGCATGCGCTTGCTGCCCTGCTTGAAGTGTTCGAGATCGTATGTGGGGGATGCCCAGATCGTCGCCGTCCCCTTGGTCAGCGTGTACCCATGGGCCACAGTCTTCGGGTGTCCGAAGATCACCCGGTACTGCCCCATCTGAAAGCGCTTAACGATCTCATCACGCTCCCGGTCTGAAGTGTTGCCGTCAAGGACTGCAAACGTCAGACCACGCTTTTCAGCTTCAGCTACGAGGGCGTCGCGCTGGTGCTTCCACTGGAAGATCACCAGACTATGTGAGCGCTGCTCAACGAGATCGAGGCACATCTCATACCGGCCAGTATCGATGACCTTGTAAGCTCCAGTACCGTCATAGACAGCACCTGAAGCAATCTGCTGCAGCTTCGTGGCTACGGCAGCCGCATTGACTGCCAGCACGCTCGGCGCAGAGCCCTTGAGCATCAGCATCTGAGTCGTCTCCATCTCGAGGTATGCCCGCACCTGCTTGGGTGTCAGGTCGTACTCGATTGAGTAGCGGTGGTTCTCGGGGATGTCAACGCAGTCCTCGAATTTATGTCTGATGACGATATCAGATAACAGCCCGAAGACAGCTTCCTCAGAGCCTTCTTTATCGACCCAGCGTATCGCCTGAGCACTGCGCCCCACCTGATTCGGTGTACACACAGCGTCCCTGAATTTATAGAAGCTGAACCCAAGGCGCTTACCATCGTCAAGGATGTATGCCTGGTGCCAGATGTCGGTAATTGAGTTGCTGTTCGGCGTGCCTGTCATGCAGCAGCGATATGTGAAATGTTTCGATATCTTGGAAATCGCTTTCGATCGTTGGCTAGTATGGTGTTTGTAGGCGGTCGACTCGTCAATGACCAGCTCGGTAAATCGCTTAAAGAAAGCAGGTTTCTGTTCTGCAAGCCATTTGGCTGCGTCCACATTCGTGACATAAACGTCCACGTCCCGTCCGAAGGCATCAGCCCGGTTGGCTGCATCGGCCACTGATACTCTGAGGTTGGGCGCGAATTTCGCAATGTCGTTGACCCATACGGACCGTAACAAGGATCGTGGTGCAAGCACGAGCATTGCTCCACCTCCTGCAGCACGTCGTGCAGCGAATGATCGAATTCGTACGTAAGTCTTCCCTGTGCCAGGGTCTGAGCAATCAAATACGATGTTGGTAGTCTCATTGTGCTTAATGGATATGAGTTGATGCTTGAAAGGTTTATTCATGACCTACGACTCTCAAAATAATTAGTTTCTGCAGAAGGGCTTGTGGAGATGAAGGACACTTGAGTTGATGTGCGAGTCGAGTTAAGTAATTCGAGTCATGAGAAGTCCAGTTTTCTTCATCCTTGCTGTCGATCCACTGGACCTCTCTAATAAACGACCGAACCATAGAATCAAAATGATCCATACATTTCTCTGAATAGGGTGGTGATCAGTTGGCTCGCATAAAGCAGCGTGCAACAGCATGAATCACATCGGAAATTTCAACGGAGCTAAACCCGTTGTTCCAACTGATCACCAAGACTTATGCTTTGCGGACACCTACGTCGCAATGGCCGGAGTGCTCAGGGCCGTAGAGGCACCACTGACAAGAGAACTTGTTTGGGTTCGCTGGCCAGATTGAGCACGATGTAATGTCGATGCCCTTCTTGTGGTAATTTGCTTTGAACCTCAGCGACTGATCACGCGTGAATGTCTGCGAGGTTGTGTCGCCGGTGTCGAGGTACCAGAGCTGAGCATCTACTGATTCAAGCTCTGGGTATCGCAGGAAAGTAACGAGGGCATACAGCTGCAGCTGCTGAGCATGTTTGACTTCGTTGCCCCACTTCTTCCCCGTCTTAAAATCTATAACGGTCGCTTGATCTTTGCTAACACGCACGAGCACGTCCAGTTTGAGGCGCAGCCATGCTGACTTCCATGGCGCGATCTCCCAGCCTTGGTCCATACCCCACTCCCCTTCAAGCTCAACATCTCCGTATCCGTACAGGACCCTAAGGAGATCAATACGGAGTCCGAAGTGCTTTTCAGCTTCAGGGGCCAAATCATCGTGATCTGATCGTATATAGAACTCACAATTATTATGAACCCTAGTACCACGATCGTTTGCGTGCTCAGTTTGGCCAGGTCGAAGCACACGTTCTGGTTCAGTGATCTTTTCCAGATGCTTGAGCCAGAAATATTTCTTACACTTTTCAAAATCCTGTAGCTTACTAAAGCTCCATGAAACTGATTTTCTAAGTTCATTACTCATCTCGCATAAATTCCATGAAATTGATGTTTAGCCGTCAAATAAGCAGCATGTGCTTCTTCTACAGTAGGGAAGGTACCTAGTAAGTGAACGGTCTTGTCCACTGTTATCTTTGCGCGATATTTAGGTCCATGCGGGAAAGTGCCGCTAAATGAAAATCTAATTTTTTGGTTCTGCAAGTTTTGGGAATGCGTCACGTCTCGTAAATTTGCATACTTGTTGTTTGTTTTGTCGCCATCTTTATGGTCTATATATTTTTGCGGCCAACTACCTGTCTGATATAGCCAAGCTAAACGATGCAATAAATAAAGTTTTCTATCTATTTGTATAGATTGGTACCCACTCTGTCCTGTCGCGCCAGCTTTCTGGCCTGCTCGTATCCGGTTACTCGTACTTACCTTCCAAGTAAACACACCAGTCTCAGGGTTGTAATCTAAGAGTTCTCTAAGCCTGCTCTGAGTTAGAATTGGTTTGCTCATGACGCTTGTCCTTCATTGACAAAGTTGTTTGAAGTGGCCCTCGGGAGACGGTAATCTTCCGAGGTCTGCGCCTCATTCTAACTTAGATATTAGATGATAGCGCCATTTTCATCGAACGTATCATCTTCAAGGCGCTTATCTACGTATTCATCTGAGCACAGGTAGTCGTATTCGGCTTCCAGTGTTTTGTACAGCCAGTCAGCAAGGTCGCGCACGAGCTGGGTGAGTTCTTTTTCAGTGTCTTCGGCATCTTCGGCATCTTCGACGCACTCGTCATCACAATGTAGCTCAACGTCCATCATTCCTGAATGGCAGTAGCTGTGGCCGATCGAAATGTCCGCAGTGCAATGATCAAGCCCTCTAAGACGGCGGGTCAGATGTAGTAGGGTCAAGCTATCGTTAATGCGGATGAGTTCTGCATCACTGCAATACTCTTTGAGTTCAATCACAGACTCTGGTCTATACGAGTAGCGTGCTTCGAAACTAGCGCCATCGCCTTGAGAGCAGAACCCTGAAAAATAAATCTTCGGTTCGTGGACCACTTTACCAGATACTGTTTTCCGCACCCTCTCTGCTATGTCGATGCCCATGATTGCAGCGATACGCTGGAAGTCTTCATAGGTATAGTCCCACCAGTCGTAGCCAGGATAGTCGTCGGATTTGTAGTACTCACGGGCATGCTGCTTGGCGCGTTTCGTCAGCTCAGAGAACTTGTAGATGACTTCGGCCATTTCATATCTCGATCGGTATCGTCTCACCGAACGATGCTTGTTCCTTTGTTGTGCACACCCACATCACCGGATAATCTGGCGGCGGGAAGTTGTGCTGACCATAAAGGTCTGTCAAGTACACCAGACACACAGGGCGCAGATCGTTCTTGACTACATAATCGAATACCGGCTGGAACGCCGTGCCGCCACCGCCGTGCATGGCGAACTTTAGATCGTCATTGGGCTCGAACACGTCGACGTGATTAATGCGTGAGTCACAGTACACCACGTGGGTCTTCGTTGGCCTGGCACCACCGACGATGTCTCTGATTTCTGCACCGAAGGCATTGAGCGTAGGCTGGTCGATCGAACCTGAGGTGTCTATGCCAATCACGATCTCGCCCATGTTCTCGCTGAACAGACCGGGCAGGAAGATACCTTGTGACTGAAAGCGGCGGTTCAGGTGTATCCAGCTGTAGTCATCCCGGCTGCGTTCAGTAATGAACCGGCGCAGCATGGCCCTCCAGTCGAGCTTCGTAGCAGTCAGCTGGTCGACAAAGCGCTCCATAGCACCAGGCAGCTTGCCCATGGCCTTCGCTGCTGTAGCTGCCTGGATCGTGGCGATCTTCCACTCAGTCGCATCGATCTCAGTTGTCTCAGGATCGCCGTCCATGACCTCATCGAGCGGCTCACCATCACCTACACCACCCATCTTGCCTTTGCCTTTACCCCCGCCAGGTGGCGGCTCGGGCAGCAGGCTGTAGATGTGGTCTGTGCTCATGCCCTTATAGGCAGGGTTGTACAGCCAGCCCTCAATCTCCTCAAACCCGCTCTCTAGCAGCGTGTTGTTGATGACATAGTCACCAGCCTGGTTGAACTTCCGTGGATCGCGGTCACCGCGTCGTCCGATGTGGTCATAGACGCAGTGGAACACTTCATGAGCCACGAGGGTCATCACCTGAGGCGGGCTGAGCTTCTTGACGAAAGCCGGGTTGTAGTAGATGTTCTTGCCATCTACTGCAGCGGTGGGAATGTCGGGTGTCTCTACCATCTGCAGGCGCAGGGCGAGTACACCGATGAACGGCTGATCGAGTACCAGCAGTGTGCGAGCACGAGTAATCTGCTGGGCAACTTCTTCATCTATCATTTCTGTCTCCTTGGTAGACGTATATATGGGACGGGTTCGCAGGTTGTGGCTCCTGCTACGGTGTAAGCCATGGCGTATTCAGACTGGATAGGGGAGAGGGTCAGCTCTGGGTAGAGCTCGTAATTAAGAGGGTCTTTCATCAGCCGGTTTATATCTCCCCACCGGCTGTATGCGTGAGTACGATTCTCCAACCGGTCGTTGACCTGCTGCCACAGCTTGAACTGCTTCAGTGTCTTGCGCACGGCAGCTGCTTTCTTCAAGTCGAGCTTTTGCTCTGTGTCGACCGCAGGGGATGTCAGTAGGTCATACGTCCCAGTACCTACATACTGCAGGTACAGTGGCTTACTGCCTTGACGAATGTACCGGTACCCCTCTTGACTCAGGTATTTCCAGTACATCTTTTCACCGACATGTTCGACTTCACAGTTTTGTGGGTTGCAGTAGCATGAAAAGGTCCTCGAAGCCTGAGTGTTGTATGTCTGTAACTCCACGCTGCCATCCATAAAATAGGTGACGAGCGGTGTGGTGTACAAAACCATCTGATATGCAGCACCATCGTTGATCTTTTTGATCATCTTGTGCTTGGCACGGTACTCAGCCAGTGGTCGACGATTGGTATGTTCGTTCTTCCACTCCCGTGCTTCCTTCCAGACTTTTTCGGCAGCTGCGAAGCTGTGCACTGACTTCATATTTGCGAAGCTCATTGCCCAGCTCATGACGGCAACCTTTGCAAGATACGAGCAGCATGTGCTGCTGTCTTCTCGCGTACCGACGGACTAGACTTAAGAAGACTCGGCGGCATCAGTAGTGTGTCGCGCATGTCTTTACACACGTTTGTGATGATCGGATCGTTGGTGATATTCAGACCATCGAGTACCTGGCAGAGCTCAATAGCGTTGGTGATCAACGTATCATGGAACTTTGCTTCGGGATCAGATAATCTTTCTTCGATCTTCGACACCACGTCACGGATGCGTGCGTAGGTAGCCTTCACAGCTCCCTGCTGGCGCTCGCGCACTGACTCCATGACAGCCTGCTGCAGCTCCTCTTGAGCCTCAGCACCGATGTCGACTCGGAAGTCTGCGCCATCAGGGATCGGCTCGAACTCCAGGCGCATACCGAACTTCGCTTTAATATCAGCGGGGTCTGGGTAGTCACCGGGGTTGTACATCGTGCCCAGCCGGTTACGAGCTGCCTGAACTTCAATTGGATACTGCTGGACCATTGCATCGACAGCCTTGTCGAAGCCTGTTTTGATAGTACGGAATTCTGTAGTGAAGTCCAAAAACAGGGTGCTAGGCAGGATGCGTTTGCCATCATCTGACCATGACAGAGTCATGTGATAGTGAGTTTTGCGGGCCTTGCTGACCATCTCTGTGATGGGTTTGAGCAGCTTGTCGTCTACCAGCTGCTTTGTGAAGCGGCCAGCCTTGTGTGCGCCGTGGGTAGCCTCGACCTCGTTGGTGACTTTCTTGTCTAGCTTGCTGCCGTTCCATTGAGAGATGGAGAGCTGAGCGAGCATGGCTTTCTGTTGCAGGGGTGCGTTCATTTATCCTCCTAGTGTTTTAATGTATTTCTCGACTGCTCTGATTGATTCCGCAGTAGCTTTACGTCTCGAGAAAACTTCAGCAAAGTTTGCAGAAGCGCCGAGTAGCCGGGCAATGACAACCAGATATTTCATCCTCTGCGCACGAGCATTTCGGCGTTTCATGCCTACACTGCTCATACCAGGACCGACTGATTCGTGATACACCAGTCCATAAATGACTTCGTACCCTTCAGCTTCGAGTCACGACGCACTGATGCACGGATGAAGATAGTCTGGAACTCCACCGGCATGCGGGTAATGTATTTCATGATTCGGGCGATGTTTGACACACTGGCCTTATCGTCCAGCGCTGTACACATTGCGTACTGAGCAGCAGGGGAAGAGGGAACCTTCGTGCCCTCCGGATCGACCAGCACTGAATCGACAGTGGGGAGGTCTTTGATCTGGCGAACAAAAGCAGCGAATTCTCCGGCGGTGTCGTTGCCCACCGTACCCTTAATGAGTTCGAATTCTTCATCGGCAGTGTGCGCATCTTTATAAATATCGTTGACGAAAGCCCAGCTGCGTGGTGTCGGGAAGCTGCGAGGATTCGTAGCTGAGTCGAAGTGGTGCAGCAGGGCAGGGCGGAACTGAATAAAGGCACGCAGGTCTGTGTGAATTTTGTTCACCATAGCCCAGACATTCCAGTCTTCGACACTGACGTCGAAGTCTAGGTGAACGAACCTGTTAGCCAGAGCTGCGGGCATGGTATGGACGACTGAGCGGTCACCAGCACGATTGCCTGCCGCCAGCATCGACCACCCTTCAGGCAGCACGTACTCACCGAGCTTGCGGTTCAGGATCAGCTGGTACGCAGCAGCCTGGACAGACTGTGGGGCGGAGTTCATCTCGTCGAAGAACAGGATGCCCTTGCCCTTGGTGGGTAGGAAGTCTGGGGCCAGCCACTTCATCTGTTTTTTGGCTGCGTCGATCGTCGGGAAGCCTTTCAGGTCTACTGGGTCAAGTAGAGACAGGCGGACATCACGCAGCTCAAACTTCATTGAGTCGGCGATCTGCTTGATGACATCAGACTTACCGACACCTGGAGGACCCCAGATAAACACAGGGCGCTGCTTGGTGATAAGTTTCGGGAGTGATTTGAGAATGCTGGATGGTTTCATGGTGTTCCTTAGAAGTTGATAGGAATGTGGGTTTGTTCTCCAGACTTCAGTCTGGAGACCAGTTGCTCGACCTCTGGGTGAGATCGAAGATGCAGTTCTTTGTTAGAGCATAGGCTTAGGGACAGTTCTTGTGCTTGTCGGCTCCAACCACTTGGTTTCCTCAATTCCAAGTCTGATGGCCATTTTTGATGGTGGAACCGATGATCTGTGATCCCTCGCATGCGGCCGTCACCAGCTGCGACGATGAGCGCTTTGAAGTCATCAGGCTCAGTCAGGTTGCACCAGGACGTTCCATAAGTGCGAGCGTGCACAATGCCGAGGTTGTAACTGCTACGGATCTTCACTGCGATCTGGGCAGGTATGCCATTACCTTTGATAAGCCCACTCTCAAGGAAGCGGATCAGAGCTGGTATCTGGCGATTACCGAGTTTGTTGATATCGACAGTGGCAGTTATGCCACTCGTTACTTTTACAAACGAGTCTGGAATGTTCAAAGACATGATGAACCTTTAGAAAGTTGGCAATGGATGCCAGTGGGTAAATCCGTCGTTCCTTAGGTGGACGCGCATGTATGCCACGCCTTGGCCTTTATCGATCAGCATCATCTTGATTCCTAGCGGCGTATCTTTGTCGATAGGCAACCACTTGAGATCAGGAGCTACCATTGCTTTGTTATTGGCGGTGGGTCGGTATTCGATCATTTGTCACCCTTCCACCGTGCATAAATCACAATCGACGCGGCAAAGACCACGATGACAAGGCCGATGTAAGTGTCTACGTCAGTCATGTTTGACCCCCAGCGCATCGCGTAGTTGAGTGATTGCGTCACGCTGTTCTGGTGTCAAGTTCTCTAAGCAAATATCTAACAGCGCATCCAGCCCCGCTTGTGCAGCGGCTCGGAGTACGGCAACTTCATTGTTCAGTGCGTTGCGTAAAAGTAGCAGTGCGTCACGCTCATCCAACAGCGCCAGCACAACATCAGGTGAGCAAGCGGAGATGTAGGCTCTGGTAAGTTTGTCGCATGACGTTGAACCTTGATTCGGTGATATGTCTGCGAAGTCAATCTCAACTGTTTTGCACTCTGTTGCCAGTGTTCTCAGGTCTTGGTTCATTCTGCGGCCTCGTAAGTCAATTCAAAGATGTCTTTGGCGCATGGATAGCACTCACCCTTAACTCCTTTGATGATCCAGTCACCCCTATTCGCGCTCATTTTTCCCTCAAGGGTGAAAATCTTTAGGCCATTCATGCGTACAAGGTCTTCGTATTCTTCCCACTTGTAGTGCGCGGCTGATGGGTTTAACCCGGTCAATCGAATCACTTCGAGCAGGTTCTCACCTGTCCATTGAATAGCCTCAATGACTACTGGTTTCTTTCTGAATTTCATACCGTTCCTTTCTGCGATTTGATGGCTGCGTCGATTGCTTCTCTAGGTGTGGCATGTTCACTGGTTTGCACCCATCTTGTTCCATCAGGATGAAAGTAAGTAACCCAAAATCCATCGCAGCAAGTTTCATCACTGACAACATTTGCTTGATAGAAAATCAGAAACTCCAACCGTTCAGCATCTTTCGTCAGTGCAGCCACTTGCTCTTCAAGCTCGTCGATTCGCATCTTTTTAGCGCAATAGGCTTTCCATAATTCCACAGTAGAAACGTTGGTTAAATTCATTCGTGGATCGTCTATCTCTTGGGCTGGTGTCATGGTTGTTGCTCCGGTGGTGGTGGAAGTGGCACTTGCATCAATTCTTCTTTTAGGCTTGCAACTTGCGCTTCAAGCTCGTCGATACGATCAGCAGCTTCAATCTGAATGTCACCCCAGACTGACATGCCTTGGCTTGCGATGTCACGGAGTTGTGTTTGAAGTGTTGTCATTCTTGTTGTTCCTTAATCCGTTTTGCGGCACGACGATCACGCTTCTCTTGGGCAAGGCGTTGTTTCTCCATTGCATCATCCAATGATTGAACCGGCTTAACTTCACGCAAATAGTGAGGGTGTATTTCCATAGCTCCAGCAGCACCAATTAGTGCGGCTATTAGCATTCCTGTTCTTGGGTTCATGGTTGCTCCAGTGGAAGTATCTTGACGCCACGCACTACCCATGTGTGGCCCATATCGTTGTACTCCTGAGCATCTTTGATGTGGTCATGACAGGCTTCAGGCCACGATGCTGAGTATTCAATTTCACCCTCCAGATTGACCACGGCATAGGTGTCAGGCTCACTCGGCCTCTGCTCCAGCATCGAGCGTAGTGTCAGCTTGGCATAGAAGATACGATCACTACGATTAAGATCGATTCCGATTGTTTCAAGCGCTTTCAGCACTTCACGCAGTTTTGATTCATCGACCGTGATCATTTGGTGCTCCCCTTATCGCAAACACTTACAAGGTAACTAAACTCCCATTCGCTGGATTCTCCAAGTAGTCCAGCACGAGATGGGTGTGGGTCAAACACCACCTGCCCGTCCTTGCCGACAACGGCATGAGTTACACCGTTACCTCTTGGAGATGGACCTGAGATTTCGTGGTACACACCATCTTCCGCACCGTAAAATGCAGCACCAACTCTTGCAGGTACTGTCAAATAAGCCATCCCTTTGGAGCGACAAAAGGATTGCAGTCCTTCCCAAAACTTAGTGGCATCACCTTCTGCAACTTGTAGAAAATGTGGCACATCAGCTATTGGTAATTCCATAAGGCTTGCGATAACAGCCCGTTGGCAGTCACCATGCTGACCAACTTCTGGTTTATGTAGAAACTCTTGATCTACGGGTGTCATTTGATTTGCTCCTGTATTGCGGCTATTACGTTCTTAGTCTCTGTCATAGTCAAGCGCATTTGTGTCAGTTTTTCCAAAGCCTCCAATGCCTGTTTCAGCACAGCCTGTGCAGCCGCAAGCTCGGTTTCAAGTTGAACAATAGCCATCTCTGCTTTGACAAGATCGTGACAAGCTACTGCGTAGTAAGGAAGACGCTGCATGTCAGATAAGCGGTTTAGGATGTCTTTGTGTTTGAAGTTCATTTCTTTCCGTGCGAGTGTCATGATTTCCCTTTCAATGCGGCCCTGATATCAGCGCGGATTTCGCCAAAGTTGAAGGCGTTGTGGTTCCGCCAGTGTTTGTAAAACACATCGACTATTGGCTCAATCTCCTCATCACTCAGCGACTTCAATTGCGGTGCTGCGTATAGTGGCTCGGCTAACATCCCACAGCAAGCAGAATGTGCATCGCGTTGACCGGGTGAATCAATTAGCGTCCATCGGTCAGATACATTGCACATACCATCTTTGTCCTTGAATGGCGATACAACGTGATACCGCCAAGCCACTGGCTCATCAGATACCGGAGTAAATGCACGACGATCAACAGCCTCAACTATGTCTGATACGCACCAGTCATCAGGCCCTTGCACCTGTATCGTGATTGTTTTCATTTCAGCAATCCTTTACGCCAAGCGATTCAGTTGCTTCATAAGCACGATGGCCTTAGCTGCAACGTTCGGGTTATCGGTTTTCAATTCAGTGACGCCGTGCCAGTAGATGTGAATTCCACCTTCAGCAATATTTATAGAAATTTCTGTTTCTGCTGTGGCTTCGATCAGGGTAGCCAAGGCGATTTGTATTGGTGCTTGTTTCATTTATAAGTCCCCATTTTCAGAATGATGCCCCTGATCGTCTCTGAGGCTACGCTGTATTCACGGCCAAGCTGACGATACGACTTACCCGCTGCACGTTCTTCGCGTATCTTCATACATATCTCATCGGTGAACTTCCTTGTGAACCCGCGTGGCTTGGGTGGTGGCTGTGGGACGAAATTAGGTGTAGGCCAAGCTACGCCCGGAGCTAAGACGGTGCGGATCATGATTCTTCGTCGCCGTAGCCGTTGCCGTCGCCGTTGCCGTTGCCGTCGCCGTCGCCGTCGCCGTAGCCGTTGCCGTAGCCGTAGCCGTAGCCGTCGCTGTAGCCGTTGCCGTCGCCGTTGCCGTTGCCGTCGCCGTCGCCGTCGCCGTCGCCGTAGCCGTAGCCGTTGCCGTAGCCGTAGCCGTTGCCGTCGCCGTCGCCGTAGCCGTTGCCGTCGCCGTAGCCGTAGCCGTAGCCGTTGCCGTCGCCGTAGCCGTTGCCGTAGCCG